GAAAGGAGTTTTGAAGATTTGTGTAGAATTATACACTACTTCTAGCTCATCTGCCCATGCTTCAGGAGATACTTGACCTTCACCTTGTGCATTACCGATTACTTTAAACACATCATTGTTTGCTAATGCAATGTTAGCATCAGTCATATTTTTCACTGATATATCGCCATTAGATGCAACTGCTGTTATAATAACAACACCTTTATGTGCACCTGAAGTTGCATTAGCAGTAGCATACACTTCACAAACTAAACCTACCCATGAAGCATCTGGAGCACCAAGGCCTTCAATTTCATCAACACCGTTACCTGAATTTGCTGTATCATTAGCAGTTACTGTTCCTGGTGTGGTTTCGTTTAATCTGAACTGTTGTTTTACCCAAGGATTACGATGCTCGAACATCTTGAATATTGGGTCATTTGTTTGACGGGTCTCTTTATTTGAGATAACTGTCGTGAATGGAGCTACATCTGTCCACAATTCTCTTACAACTTGTGGATCGATGTAGAAGTCACGCCTATCTGTAAAGAGAACACCACTGGCTCCTAAATTCTTCGCCATTTTTTATTACTCCTTTACCGTTTTTTAGATAAAAGCCCAGCACTAAAAGCCTGTTCATCTGTCATTGTTGGAGCAGGGGTACCCTGTTCAACAGTCGCAGTTCTAGGGACATTCATCCGTTGATTCTGCTGTTGCATTTGAATTACTTTTTGTTGCGCTTCTACTTGACTTCTTGAAGGAGAGTGAGCTGCATCATAGATTTTAGCTAGATGTTCCATAGTAACATTGCTTGGATTTTGAGCCCATGCTATAAAGTCGCTAGACTTTTGGGCATCCCAACCAAAGTTATTCATAGCATATGATTGAGCTTGATTAACAGCCTGAACTTCTTGCTGTCTAGCAAATTGAGCTTGCTGCTCTTGTTGCCTATATGCATCGACTTTACCATAGTAATCAATCATGTCATCTCTATATTCATCTTTAGCTAATCTATATTTAAAAGATTCACTCTCTGGATCATTATATGCATCGACCTCATTATATGAATGTGGTTTAACAGGTGCTTCAGGCTGCTTCAATGGTCCTTCAAGATTTCCTTGGGAAGGGGAACCTTGATGGGGTGCATTGGAGAGACTTTTTTGCTCCAACCGATTAAGCAACTCAGGGTCGCTTTGAATAGCCTCTGATATTGGGGCAAGAGTATTTTTATAGTACTCTAATTCTTGTTGGATTTTAAAATTCTCATTCTTTGCCTTATCGGCCTGTGATTGCCAATATTGCATACGATTTGGGTCTTCAACTGGCGTTACTGGTTCTTCAAGCACTTCTTGAGGAGCTTCTTCTGTGAAGTTTGGCTCACTATCTGGTGATGTTAAACCTGTAGGCATTCCATTATCCTCTAAACCAGAGCCGAATGGTTGATTGCCTATGTTATTAGTCGCAATTGCATCGTCACCTACTTGGAACATCCCAGTTCCATTGCCAGTTGGAGCTTCTGTCCCTGGTGTTTCCACAGGAACCTCTAAGCTCTCAATAGGTGCTTCAGCAGCATTGCGAGTTTCTATTATGTTATCCATCGTCATCTTTCTGCCATTGTAACCTTAAAGGCCCAGCATGGCTTATATTCCGATTACCTTCTTGTTTTGCTCAGACACCTCTGACATTGTATCATCTTCAATATCAGAAACTGCCTCTTTGAGTTTGGCAAGTTCATCACCTGCCCTAGCTTTATAGAGGCTTGAAGCCATTTCGGCTTTAGCTTCTGCTTTCGCTAATTTCACTTCAAATTCTTTAAGTTCGACTCGTTTTCTATCGTGGAGAGATTCTCTATGTGCTGTTTGTAAATCGCCTTCGAGGTCTTTAATCTTTTCTTGAGCTTGTTGTAAAGCCCCTTGTAATTGAGACATCTGTCCAGATCTGGCAAGTACACCCTCCATATCAGCGACATCTGTTTGTTTTAATAATTCTGTTTGGTCAATAACACCCATTGAATATAATTCTTTATAATATTCAAATCGGGCCCATCTATTATTTGGTAGCGTAGAACCAGCCACAACAACAACATCATAATGCCCAATAGTTACATCATTAACCTTCCCTAAGAACTCCCCTGTTATATCGTGATATACAGGTTGATTCAACTCAATCTCTGCCTGTGTATTATTGGGTTTTAATATCCTCAACATCTTTCTATCAGTGTAGATATATTGAATCATATTCACAACCACCTTTGCAATCTCATTTAGAGATGCTTCAATATCATCTTTTTTAGACCTAATTCTACGCTGACCAAATTCATCCAAGGCAATAGTGCCTTTATAAGTTTGAGGAGCTGCACCTTGGTCACCTTGCATAAGTGCATATATACCAAGTATCTGCTCTATATCTGCTTTAGCATCTGCCTCATTCTTATATAATTCATTAGGAAGTGGTACTGGACCAGCAACGATTGGTTGACCAAGTTCAGGATCATATTCAATTACTGCTGTACCTGCCCTGCCCCATTCTTCCTCTAATTGCCTCTTATTCATAGAACCACGAGGAATAAGCAACTTCACATTTGTTGAGGAAGATGCATGTGCAACGATTAAACTTCTAATTTTATTTATATATTCCTGTAAACCTTTAACAAGTCGCACATCACTCATTGGATAAGGATTACGATTATGTCGATTCATAAATGGAACAATTGGATATCTATCTATAGGAAGCACTGCAGAATAGAGGTACTCATCTCCAACAGATAGACATACCTTGATATTTGTTTGCTCTATAGGAACAACTTCAATCAATCCTTCATCTATCATCTCAGCCTTCTTTAGAGGAATAAGCTCTGTAGTAGAGCCTGGAACAGACATTTGATTTTCTTCACCTTTTACAGGAAAAGGCTGTCCAGTCTGAGGATCCATCTCCATATGGAAAACTTGACCTACATTTTCATAAATTTCTTGCATTTGAGCCACTGCTTTAGGCTCAGTAATATAATTACGACCTTGAGCAGTAATTGTAAGCATACAATCTTGAATTTGATACTCTTTGAACTGCTCTTCATTTAATATTTCTTCCCTGTTTTGATAAGGGTCAAACACTCGCTTATATGCAACCTTTACCTTTGTATATCTTTCAAATAGCTCTAATTCTTTATCTCCATCTGAATCTCTATCTTTATTCCCTGTAACAGGAAGTACCTGCTCATCTAATAATCCAAATCGAGTTGTAGTTGGTAAAGATAGGTGTGATGTTTCAGTTGCAGATTCTATTAATTCTTTAAATTGAGGATAAGCATCAATAAGCTGAGACTTCATTACTTTCTTGCCAACGATAATATGATTTGCATCGTGACAGAATTGGTCTTGTGAAGATGGGTCTATATAAATATCCAATGGGCTTATAGCCTTTAAGCATACCTCACCCTTACTATAATCTTTCTTAGGGTCTATATATGCACTCATAACACCCATACCCATAACATAGTAGTCGTCAATGACTTGTTTTAGAACTGCATTGCCATTGCTATTGTCCCAGATCCACGACATTAAATCGGAGAATATTCTGCCTGTCCGTACATCAGAGTCTTCTCTTGCTGCAGATTGGAAACGGGGGGAATTTGAGGTTAGCAGAGCCTTGGCTTGCTCTACCGCACTGTGGATGACATTAACGACTACAGGTTCTTGGGCTCTATTTCTTAAAGTCTTTACCTGCTTATCGGACCACTGCTTTCCATTTCTAAATTCATTATCTTCAACAGCTTGTTTAGCCCACTCTGAACGCTTACTGGAGTAGTCCTGTATAAGGTCGGTTGTTAATTTTGCTTCTGGATTCTTATCTGGCATATAAAGTTACACTTTAATCTTTGGGCGTAACTTACTGCTTTTACTACCACTTATGCAACTTTAGTTTACAAAAGTTTACAATTAAGCAGTCTTCCAGTCATATCCACCATCTAAAAGAGGGTTTCTACGCTTCTCATTGCCTTTTTCTTTATTTGTATGGGAAGGTGTGTATATACCTTTAGTTGCATAAAAGAGCCCATCTAATAAATCATCGTGCTTACCACGAGGGTACATAAGCAGTTCATCTCTTAATTCTTCCATACTCTTTTGCATATAGAACTTCTTTTGAGCAAAGTATGGCTCCATAGTCTCTAATCTGGATGACTTAGAGGTTCTGGGATTCTCCTTAATCTCAAGACCTGGGATAAATAGACCATCCTCTTCACATCGCTTACGGATATATTCACGAAGCATCTCCTGATATCCTACTGATTCTATCCTAGTTTTATCAGGTTTATATATCTTTACCTGATTTAATATAGCTTCTGCTACATTCATAGGAGTTGCTCGTTTTCGATAATAAGGTAAAACGAAACGATTACCATCTTTATCCACTGCTACAGTAACAATGACGGAGAAATCGGCTGTCTGTCTTGTGGATGAAGCTGGATCAACTCCCATAAATATATTAACTGCACGGGTTTCATCTATATCTTTACCATCTAAGTTTGTTATCTTCAGATATGCATTATCATTATCATACTCTAACTTACCTTCATAGTACTGGATATAGTCATCCCTAAAGAGTTGGTCCTCATCTCCGACTACCTCACATAGATATTCTCGATAAAAGACCGATACTCTATTAATACTTTCTAATTCTTTCTTCTTTTCTTTTAACTTCTTGATTGGCTGCCAATCTTCCCATAATGCCTTATTATTATCCAAATCAGGTTTAAAAAGCATATTCTTCCAGCCTCTCATTTCCTTCAATGTCTCTACCATGCATCTTTGATGGATTGGAGTACCAATAATTGCAATCCTACCCTTTACAGGATCCAATGATGGAACTGCAGATTGCAGTAACCAGCGAAGATTACCTTCCATAGCCTCCGATGTCTTAGTGTTATTCTCATCCTCAGGGTCGTCTACGATAATAAGAGTAGGTCGCTGGTTACCATGTTTAATTCCTCGTAATTGTTGTCCCGTACCTTTGCATATAATCATTGAACCATCTTTAAGCTCTATCTCAGTCTTAGCCCAAGTTCTAGCAGAATTGACTCCCCAGTATCCAAACATCTGTCTAAATGTCTCTGAATAGTCTAATACATCCTTGATTGTACCCAGAAGCTTAGTTGCATGGTCTTGTGTACGAGATACAAGCACAATTAGCTTTGGGCCTTTGCTAAACATAATATGCCATAATGGGAATACACCCCCTACAATGGATGATTTAGCATGACCACGAGGGGCTATAATATTGATTTGCTTAACTGAATTATCTTTCAATTCATCTGCAATAGTATAATGGAACTCAGGCGATTCAGCAGAGAACATATTCGGCATAGCTACTTTACCAAACAGTATCATATTATTTTTTAATTTAGCTAATACTGTCGACTTCTGCTTCAAGTCTTCTTAACCTTTCTTCCATATTATCAATCAATCCCTTCCAATCAACAGGTTGATGTGCATCTATCTCAAGTTTTGCAACTCTTCGTGCTAGAGCATCTATCTGGTCCTGTATCTGTAGGACTATCTCCTCTAGTAGCATGATGAGGGGATATCTCCTTTCTCTAATCTGTCAATAAGGTCATTTATATACCATCTTGCTTTCTTTAGATCTTGAACGCTATCCCCTTTATATGGGCATCGGGTAACATATTTAATGATATTACCCCTAAACCAATCCATTTGCCACGATGATATATAATCAGTGACTTCTATGCCCTGTGTGTAGTGAGATGGGTGATTCACCATATCTTCATTATTTTCTTTCATCTACCTCACTCTTTCTTTCTAGTTTTACTCTTTTCTCTTCTTTATCGATTGCATCAGTAATCTGTGATGAGAAGTCCATCTCTATTGAATCAGTAACAACCTTCTTGCCTGGCTTCATCTCCAATAAATCCATAAATACATCTGCAGCTTGAAGGATTAATTGAGGCTTACCATCTTCTCTTGCCTTTGCAATTACCTCTTGATGAAGGTCAATCACATATTCTCTATCAATCCCTTTCTTTATCAAAAGATCTTTAGTCTTTTCTTCTACTAATTTCTGTATAGATTCTTGTTTCATCAGTCTCCTAACTGTAGCTGCAGGTGTCTTCTGCTCTGGTCTGTATATATTGCCAAGAACATCCCAGTCTATAGGCTTATCAGACAACAACATATCCACATATGCATTTACCACATTCTTAGTTCTTGTCTTACCAGCCTCTTTATCTGCCCAATGGGTCGGATTAGACTGTGTATAGCAATCTGCAGACAGGTTATCTAGAAAATTTATTTTAGAATTTTTTGATACCCAATTAGTCCCATAGGATAGCTTTATATTAACTTTAGTTCGTTTCTTTTTGTCTGTATATATAGATTTCTTTAAACAAACCCCTATATATCCATCATCAGATAAAGCATTATCCCCTTCTTGTGCATCTTTCCAATACACATACTCCATACCTAGGTCATCAGCCTCTTTTTGGCTATGAATCTGGTAACTTTTTAATATATTGTTAATTTTTCTCTTAATTACATGCATATTAATCCCCAAGGGTTACCCTTATTAACCTTTAATACACTTCCCTTAAGGAAGTGTATATACTTGTTAAGAGAGTACTCTCCTTAAGGGCTACCCTTATATACTTATCCCTTAAGTTAATCCCTACTCTCCCCTTCATTACTCAACATTTGAGCCAATAAACGAGTCACTATCTCTCTTTCTGCTTCATATAGCTCAAAGTCTTCTTTGAATTTCTCATAAATAAGGGAAGACTGTTCTGTCTCCTCCCAGAGACCTGTATTTAAGTCGAAGGTATCATATGTCTTCTTTGTTGCCATATGTTAATTTAAGTTGCATTGAGTGAATTATCAAAGCTAACTTATCTCCATAGATCTGTAAAAATTGTTGTAGAATGGGAGTGAGGGATATACATAGAACCCACCCCCACCAAATTAGGGTTAAGGGGTTCTAACCTCGTTGAGTTCAACCGTTGAGGTTGAATCAATCGAGAGTGTATGTATCCCACCCAGGTACCACTCGTGTCTCAC